GACCCAATAGTGTATTCCCCTGGCGTAATGCGATTGCGGAACTATCTTGACCAAAACGGGCGACGTCCACACCAATTGTAACAGGGCCGCCAACCGGATCTACTTTTCGATCAATCGAATTCTCTACCAAATGCCGCGGAATAATACTATCCTCATCTGCTTCCGGAAAAAGACCCTGGACTCGAACACGCCATTGATTGGAGTTCTCAGAATATCGAGATTTAATCTCTTCAATAAATTCCTTCGAGACTCTCTTTGAATCTAAACAGGAAATGCGCCTGGTCTCCCAATCCCTGGCTAACTTATTATGTGTGTCATAAAAGAATCCTGTGGCGCGTGTTCCATTACCAAGCAAAAGTGTCGTCGCGTGCTCCCCGGACATAGAAGATGCAGCCGACTCGAATATTTCCGCCGGAATAGCTGAACTTTCATCGCAAAGCAAAAGAACATTCTCACTATGAATTCCAGCCAGGGTCTCGGGATTCTCGCGGGCTGCTACTCGAAACGAAATAAAGCTCTCATTTGGTGCAGCCTTGAGGCGGATCTGCTCGGCTAGTACTTCCATGCCATCCTTGATAACACCTGGCAGAACATTAACCCAGGCGCGGACCTCTGAACCTAATGCGTCATGCAATTGGGAGTGTGAGGGGGCACTTATTATTGTCTTTTGTGGAAAACGGAAGATCATGTGCCACAATGCTACCCAGGATGCGCAGCAACTTTTTCCTACTCCGTGTCCAGAGACTATTGAGATTCTGCGGCGCTGCGATTCATACTTGCCCGCGCCAGCAATCATGTCTAAAACATCACCCTGCCAGTCATCCGGGATTGCTCCCAGGACTTCCTCAACGAAAAGGCGTGGATTGTTGACGTAGCGGTTTTGGAACTTCTCCAGGGTGGAAGCTAATTCATTTTGGGCCATGTTTTTTCCTATAGTGTGCTAAGGCATTATCGTGACACTCTTTAAGGCGCTGCTTTGCCTCTTCGAGTAATTCTTGAAAATCTCTTTCTTCTAACTCATTATCCTGGCGGCGGTATTTTTTTTTCGACTGGTGGACCTGACTGCCGCGGTTTTTTATTCCGGGTAATTTTTCCATTTTTTTTATATAAAAAAATTTTGAGAAAATGAGCAAGGGCGTGTATTGACCCTGCTCTCGAGCACGCCCCTGGAATGTAGCGACGGGGGGGCAAAAATGCGCCCAAAAGTGACAAATCTATATGTGCGATAATGTAAGTTAACGTACATATGATGAGGGGCGTCGGGTTACTAATCCGGTGTTCCCCCTTGCTACTGCTCACTCTCCGGCTCTTCGGCTTCATTTGTCCGCAATATGTCCGCATCTTCCGGGTTTATCACCTTCGGTTCACGCTTGGCCATCAGCCCCTTGAGTTGGTCCAGGTAGATCTGGTTAACATCCGTGACTTTTATGTCTGCCTGGACCTTCTGCAGGTCTCCCCACTGTTTGCTATCCATCCGTGAGGCCAGCCACTGCCTAGCTTGCAGCGAGACGGACGCACGCTTCGGGTCGAGCTCCCCGGATTCGACGCGATTGGCGATATCCTCCATCCGCTCGGCATGAACGAGCGCCCTGTTCTCGCGTGCGCGACCCAAGCGGGCCGTGAGCTCAGGCGACCTTCGCATCTTTCCTTGCACTACTGTGTACGGGACATCCTCAACCTGGCAAAACTCCATGAGTGCAATGCCAGAGCTTATAGCATCGAACACACTATCCCAAAAGTCTGGAGTCTCCATCAACTTTGCTACTCGTATCTTCCTCAATCCTTTCTTGGATTTAATAACTGGATTCTTCCTTGGCATTCTATCCCTTCAAATGTAATAGGTGTAATAGGTGTAATAGGTGTATTTTTTAAAATACCCCCTAATCGCAGTGATACCATAGTCTCGGACACCATTAGGTGTATAAGTGTAGGGGGGACCCCTATATATAAGTCCCAAAAGGCCTCTTACGCGTATTATTAATACATATACTAGGGGTATATATATATTACACTTATTATTAACTATCCTAGTACCAGACTACCTTTGTTGGGTGTATCGCATTTCAATAGGTGTTACACCTATTCCGAAAAGTACACAATTGACGGTTTATGACTTACACCTATTACCCTATGTTCCTTATTAATGAGCTCACTATCATAGAGGTCATCAAGCAGTGCTTTTCGGTGCATCCTGTTTTTCAGGAACCGTGTTCTTTGCACCAGGTCTTTCATTGTTATCCCCTTCGGCCCACAGTTCCTAATCAGCGTCTCTACTCTCTTGCTCTCCCTCTCGTATTCGTTATCGGACAAGTTCTCTCTAATTGCCACACAAGAATTCTTCACTATGGCGTTTGTTAGCTCGCAGCCATACTCTGCATCCTCCGCAGTAATATCAGTGAACCTTGAACCTGCCAGGATCAGTGCAACCTTTTTCGCAATCTCTGCTGCTCTGACCCACATGGCGCTTGTATCTGCTCCCAGGTCAGACAGTCTCAGGGTTTCTTTTTGAAACGCCCGGAATATTTTCTTTGCATTTTCGGACGACCTAATAACCAGGGGCTTTGGTACGCATAGTTCTGCAATGTTCCCCTTTGCTCCAGGATCAATAGGCATATCGTTATATGTCCTGACCAGGTTAGTCAGCGGCAGCGGGATATCCCCAATTATGCCAGCCTCATTAACAGGCGGTCTCTCTTCCTTTGCACTGAATATACAGAACCTGTTTAATGTACCAGAGAAGACTGCCTCGCTTGTGAGGGATCCCCAAAACGATTCTTTGGTCGAGCTACCATAAATTGACGCACTTGGCTGATCTATTTCAAACCTTTCTGTATCACCTTTTCTGTTTGCCAGGTCGGTCCCAAAAAACTTGGAAGAACTCGAGCCATAAAGTTCGAGGAACATACTCGAGACGTCTCTCAGGTGTGAATTCGAGTTAGGATTCATAATGGAAGAAATATAGTGTCCAAACTCATCAATCATGTATAAACAGGACGGTGTCGCAGAAATCGTGCGCTCAATTGCGCTCCTACTGGAAAGTTTCTCTGCTCCGAACCCATTTGCACCTGTTTGAGCAAACATTAGCTTGATGCACTTTCTCGCGTGTTCTTTGCCTATTCCGGTCCTTCCCAGGGCTGCAACATAAATATTTGGCCTAATATCTGATTCATCTCTAATCTTGCGTCCTAACATGGTAGCAGTGAAGGCCAGGGACGCTCCCAGGGCGAGCTCAGGTTGCGGGAACCATGCAGTATCAGTTATAAACTTTGCCCAGTCTCCAACGAAGCCAGGCGGATTGAGCAGCGTCTCTTCGATGGGTTGTATATTTCTTTCCTGGCGTTTTTCCAGGTTAGTTTTCCTGGGACGTCCAATCGGCTCATTATATATATGCTGGGTATGGTCATATGCTTCAGCAAATTGAGAGACGACCGCCGGGGTAAAATAATTCTCCAGATCTTTTGGTCCTCTATTTTCGCAATGTGCGTGACTACATTTAAATGCCCTGGTTCCATCTTTAAATATTATTGTGGACCTGTCACCATCCTTCCCGGTCGAATGTAAATGTCTCCAGGGACACTGGACCAGGATAGTCTCTCCAATTTCCTTGATGACCATCCCCTGGCTTTCAAAGACTTCACTCCATCTTACGGTCCCATATTTATATTGTTGGATAGGTCTGTTCGCTACCGGGAGCATTGGCTGCTCAGTTACTTCAATCGGTATTGCATCCTCGTTTCCTTTGAGCTCCGGGTCATAACTTGTGAAGCAGATCCTGTTAATATCCTTACATGATGGATCCAGTTTGACTTCATGCTTTTCCAGGAAGTATTTTTCAGCAGCATAGAAACTGGCGCTGTGTTTTTCAGGATCATCGGGAACCCGGATAGCAAGCTTGACCCCTTTTCCGGAAGGCGAAAGAAAAGAAGCTCGAACATGAGGATCCAGTGCCAGGTCATCTCTAAGCTGCTCAGGATTATCCACCGAATCTATATCACCTTGTAGTAGCCCGGAGTATCTGACTATTGAGTTCTTTGCTCTTCCCCGGAATAGCCCGGACATAGTAATCGCCCAGAGCTCCTTCTTTTTTTCATTGTAGGCTTCCTTGCCTTTCCCCTGGAGAATTTGTCGCAGATTTACAATCTCCTTCTCCCACTTCCCTGTTCTTACGTCTTCAAAAAAGTCATTGCTATCGACCATAGTTGGCCGAGTCGCTCGGGCTCCGTAAAAGATACTTAGTTGTGACATTTCTCTCCTATATTAATTTTCTCAATCTCATATACGCCAGGTAGCACCGATAGGCATCCTTTGCACGCTCCTTCCTTTTTCTCTCATACTCCAGCCCTAGTAGTCTTCTTTTCTCAGCAGCA